GTTCATTATCGGCCATATTATGTCAAGGTGGGGTTGTCCCACCAGCCATTGAAGGTTGTCCCGCCGTACGCCTCAATGAAAATATCAAAGTTCTCGCTGATCGTGCTGGTGAACGTGATCGATACCGTTTCCCAGGTGTTCGCTGCCGCCGTGATCGATGACTCAACCCGCGCACTCAAGCCCGGCCACCGCATCGCCACCAACTTCATCGTCAGGCCGACGTTGTCGCGTCGCATGCGCAGTGTGAACGTCCGCGCAACTCCCGCGGTCACGGGGACAGTGGCCACACGGATCGTGTACGGGTAAGTTGCTGACCACGACGCATTCGTGATTGACAACTTCCAAGAAGACGGTGATACGTCAAAGACGGTACTGTCGCGCACGACAGTTGCAGCGTTCATGAACAGACGATCATCACCATCAACTCCGCCGTGCTTCACCGACCATATAGACGATGCGTAAATGTCATTCGTGTTCGTGAACACCACGCTAGAGACGCCGACCAAGTTGAAGAAAGCTGCGTTTGTGGCAGTCGAGTCCATGGTCAACACACCACTGCATGGACTGACTAAGCTGATATTACGTAACAGGAAAGTGCCCGGATTCGCGCCGCCGCTAATGAATAGTGAACGAGGATTGTTCCATGTATTTTGCACACGTATGGAGTACACTTTTGCACCGCAATTTAATCCTAACAAATTCTGCGCTCGGGTGTCGTATTGGAAATGCACATTCTCCAGGACGATGTTGTATCCCTTGGCATTCGTATCAAACCAAGTCTGATCTGAGCGACCACTACCGAAATAAATATCCCTAAAGGATACGTTACCAGCGGTGTTTGAAGAGTCACTTGTGACTGCCCAGCTTAGGAATACACATTCTGTCCACTGAGAATAGGGAAACCGGAATGCTTGAACATAGCATGAAGTATTAGCGCCACGAACAAAACCTAGACGACTGAAGTTGACCCAGGAACGACTGGTACTTGTTGTTAACCCACGACCAGTACCATTGATCGTGCAGATGAACGTGACGCCGTTTGTGTCTTGAGTCGACATATCCGTGCGATTCCACCCACCAGAATAGGTGATTGGATTCTCTGTCGATCCACCCTCTTGGACCTGGAACACTCCATTGCTCGTCGACGTCGACTGATCCATGGGTTCAGCGAGCCACCAATACAGCGTCTGGTTGGTCTTGGTTGCACCTTGATACGGTGGTATATTGCCGGTAGCAGTGCCAATAACAGTGAAAAGGTTTGGACTATTGCAATCAATATATAGATTGTCACCGTAGATTGCGCGAACTGGAAAAGGTTTCTCGCCGCTATCGCTCCACCAATCTGTAATAGTATTGGTAAAGCTGACAATGCTATTCAGCGTCAGGCAGTCGGCAGCGGTCTTGGCCTTACTAGCAACAATAGCGATTGACCGGATCGAACTACTTAGAGCAGCACCGTTGTCCCATTGCAATGCATGGAAAACGTTAGTAGGAGTTATACCGGATGCAGCAGCACAAGTGCTATTGATCGTGAAGCTGTGAACCGGCGTGTCACCCGTGGAGTCGCTACACAGATCGATGCGCAATACACCAGATGCTAAGGTAACAGTGGATCTGATCCACAGGCTTATCAACTGGTAGGCAGAGAAATCCTGCGCGGATCCTAGGTCGAAGTAGGCAATTTTTCCAGTGGTGAACGCCGTTGCGACGGCCAATGATACTGCACCAGTAGCGATGCGTCGATTCGTGGCGTCGAGGCTGAGCGTAACGTTAGCCGACGCCGTCCACCCGGTGACTGTGTCGCCGACGCACACATCTTTGCAGGTGCCCGACGGGATGCTGATCACCCCGGTGTTGTTGGTGATGCTGCAATTAGCAATTGACCCTGTACGCGACGCCATCATTCTGATGACATCACCCGGGGCCGTTCTTGCCGCCGTCGCGCCGGCAGCGATGGTCTTGAAACGCAAGGCATAACTTGTGCCAGCGTTCGCATCGTTGCCATCATCAGCGAGGTACAGGGTTGCCATGGTTCAGATCACTGAGGCAGGGTCGTGGTCAACCGCAGAGCGGTCGGCATGACGTTGGTGTTGCAGTTCAGAATATGCACAGACGTATCATCAAAACGGATAGCAGTCACATCCTGGCCACCTGACGGGTTGACACAAATCATATAGTCTTGCCCACCAAGATCAAAGGTGCAGCCGGGATCCAGGTTCTGGATCTCGGTGGTGTCCTGGGCGGTCATCAGGGTAATTTTGCTGACGGTAGCTTGCATGGCTTGTCCTTATGCGTTGCCGCGTGTGATTGAGAAAGCCGTAACGGTAACTTGCTGACCGTTTGCAATCGAAGTATTGTCCACAGTCATATCACCGCCGCCACCAGTTGCAGTCACAGTACCTTGAATATGCGTCACGGTGCCGCCACTGTCCTTGATACGGAAATGTCCGGCAGTACCAGCTGCACTTGCATTAGCCTGCCACGTCCCGTTCTTGGATACTTGGCCGTTGCCTGATGCAGCAGTCAACCAATCGGAAGGCAAGGTGATTTCACACAGAAGTGATCCACTATCAGCAGTCGCGCAGTTTGCAGGAGGGGCTCCTGTGCGGATTTGCAATTTCGGCGTTGTACCGATTGTACTTTCGATCTGATTGGCCTGATTATCTCGCAACGTCAGGCCATATTGATGAGCCATTTAGTTCCTTATTCTAAGTGGGGAGAGAATCTTAACGCGTAATTCCGCGTTAGTTTTCGTAACTAAGCCCTGGAAATCAAGCAGATTAACTAAAGATCCATCTGATACTTTGTAGATTGAAGCATAAGCGGTAGAACCAGTGAATCCGCTCCATACTGCGTCACTGAACCAAAGCTCAGTTACCGTTGTGAGTAACAATGTGCTAGGGATAACAATAGCGCCACCAGCAGTATAGCCGCTCGCTGTTATCTCGTTCGCTACAATATCACTCACATTATCGTGAGTCTTATCAGGCACATAAGCTGCTGTTAGCAGCATAGCCTTGAAAGTGCCAGTCAAATAAGCATCGAGTGCATTCTTGAATAGGCAATTGAAAGTCGTACTAGGCATGATTGTAGTGGCCTAACTTTGCGGCCGCTACAGCATTGCGTTCCGCTTGGATCATTTCAACTGCTTGACTGATCTCGTTCTTTGTTTTCACGGCCTCGACCAATTTCTCGAAGGCTTCCTTGTCAGCAGTGATCTGATTGTCGGTTCTTTCAAGCACACCCTTCAATTCCTCGCGGATATACTTGTTGAGTTCCTCTATTTTGAGGTCCTGAGCAGCTGATCGTTCACGATCCTCTTTGTATCTCAGGTAGTCTCGCACGATGAAATAGATCAGGATTGCAAAAGCAATACCGAACTTCTCAACAAGCGAGCTTATGACACTTACATCATTGCCAGCTACAGCCGTGTCTGCCGCAGTGGCAATCGCTGTGATTGATCCTGCAAATACAATTTCAAACAGAGGTCGTAGTGGCATATTAAAGCGAAGGGGCTATGGACCATTTGATCCATAGCCCCTTCTTCTCCATTAGCCGAGGAACGGAACGCCGAGGGAGGTATCGTACTCCTTCACGCCAGCCAGCATGTCGATCGTCACCAGATGACCCTGCTGGTTGCCATCATAGGTGATCACGACACGCAGACCCAGGCCGTTGTATGCCGCGATGGCCGACAGAGCACCGGAGCCAGCACGAGGCATAGCCAGCGGGCGGGTGATCAGACCCAACGCATTGCGATGGAAGGCGAAGCCGAACTCGCCAGACGGACCAAGACCGAGGACATCGTTGTCCGCGAGAGTAGCTTCCGTCGGACGATCAAGCAGCACCTCAGTGCCACTGGTGGCAGCCAGAGCACTGTGAACACGACCAGCCACGCCGTACGACACCAACTGGCCCGGCTTGATCGGGGTCTGTGTATCGTAGATGATCTTCTTCTCCCAGCCATTGGCATAGCCACCAGCGTTGTTCACCTGAGCCGGACGGACGACCACGATCACGGCGTTGTCAACAACAGGCTGACGGAGCCCGTACAGCGTAGTGATGCTGGTCGGGGTGGCGCCACCGACGGTGCTGACAACCAGATCAGGCTGACCGTCAATGGTAACCCACGAACCGTTCGTGATGGCGGCAGCAAAGCCGTCAACAGTCAGGGTCTTGGTACCAGCCGCGTAACCTGCACCGTTGTTGACGGCACCAGCAGCGGTCGCAGCCGCGTTCACGACAGACGGAGCCTGCTGGCAGGTGAAGATGTCGAAGCCGAAGCGACGACCCATCGAGCCCTCACGCATCACCGACCCATCATCGCCAATCTTCTCGGCGGTGGTGAAGTCACCGATGCCGAGCAGGGTACCTTCCATGTTGGGGGTGATGATCAGATTACGGCCACCCATCGGGCACAGAAGCTGAGTCAGCTTCTCACGAGCGTCGATGACGGTCGTCTTGCTCACAGCGGTGCCGGCCTTACCGACCGAGTTCGCCATGAACTTGTAGACCTGGCCGAGAACAATCTGGTCAATACCTTCAGCCAGCGACAGCAGCGCCGGACGCAGGTAGGTCTGGACCATCGAGGTCATGCCCTTCGATTCCTCCCCGTCGCGGATCAGGAACGAAGTGTGCAGGTGCTGATCCAGCTTAACGGCCACGTTGGACGCGGTGGCGTCCTGGACCGTGACGCTGTCATTGACGTTCTTACGCTGCATGGTGAACTTGGCCGGCTTGCGGGTGTTCACGACATCGCCGAACTGAGCGATCTCGTTCTCGAAGTCACGGTGGACCAGATTGGCAGCCACCATGTTGTTTTCGAGGATCATGAGCGATTCCTGCGCCCAAACTTCCGGGACGAAAGCGTCCAGGTCATTGACGTAGGCGATCAGGACCAGAGTGGAGATGAACTTGTGCATTTGATCTTCCCGGCTATTATGCCGTTTGGTGTTGTTAGAACGTACAAACATTAGAACTTAATTTTGCCTTCTTTACGAAGCTGACGGTATTTGGCAGGATCATTCTTCGCCAGATTCTGAATGTCGATCTCTCCACCAGCTTTACGAGTGTTACTGCCACCCGTCCCGCCAGTGCCCTGACCCTTGAATAGATTGGCGTAATCGTCCTGTTCCTTCAACTGTTTCACAGCTTCGCTGACTGGCAATTCGAGCGTTTTCGACTTACCGTCCACTTGGACAGTGATCGTCGCTTTGGCCTGGAAATCACCGGTCGGCTTGCCATCTTCGCCCACAACCTCAACCAGCTTGGTGTTGCCGCGCAGCAGCGTCACCAATTGATTGGTATTGAAGGCGCCATGCGTCACAGCCGCATCAGTGATCTCCCTGGCGATCGTTGAATCCATATATCGCTTCTGCCAGGTATCGCGTTCGACTTGGAGCTTCTGCTGGGCCTCAGCAGTCTCCTTCTTGGTCTTCTCGAACTGCATCTTAGCCAATTCTTCCTTGGAAAGCAGTTCACTCTGCATCTGCTGGAGACGAGCGTCAAGCTCATCGCGCTCTTGCTTTGTGAGCGTCTCCTTGCTACGGAGTGCATTGACCTCCGTCAACGTATTGTTGAGCTTGGTCTTGAGAGCAGAAGCCTCTTTCTCGACCAGAGCTTTGACCTCAGCCTCAGTGAAGGTCTTCACGGTCTGTTGAGTCCCGGTCCCTGTGTTGGTGCCGTCACCGTCACCGTCGCCGTAGGCGATCAGAATGATGGCGGGAACGAGATTGTATAGAGCGTTCTTCATGTTACACCTTGATGAGATTTACGGAGCGTGGATCAGCTATATAGGGCTTGAGCAGTCGCCAAGCCATTACGGAGGGTACTCCGTATAAGATATGCTCCGGTGGATTAGCAACATCATAGGCGGTACGAGTACCACCAAGCGTGCTATTGGTTACATTCAGATTAGCAAACTCAATAGTCGGATCAACTGCGTCAAGAAGTGCAATAGCAATCCAACAATGGGCAGGCTGCAATACAGTATCAGGAACAACATACCCAAAGGGCAGTGCTTCGATCACGTCAATTGCGCTCGCCAGAGCTTTAGCTTTGATCGCTGCATCAGTGATCAATGTCCACGCTTCGGCATGGAGACGCGTGCTAAAAAAAGTATCAGCGTAAGTGACATCTGCGTAAGTCATTTGGTTTGCTTCCCGCCTGCATCAGGGTTGGTATCCGCAGATTGAGAAATGGTCTTCTCCTCTTTGGCGTCGGCCGCTGGTGAGCCGGAGGCGTCAGGATTGCCGCGCGCAGCGCCCTGTCCTGCACCCTGTGACTGTGCAATAGCAACACGCAGCAGACGTTCAGCGTGATCCTTCTTAGCCTGCTCAACATCGCCCTTGGGGTAGCCGCGCGCAATTGAAGCAGTTGCCGTAGAGACGAATCCTGCTTCGTGATCCAAGCGAATAGTCTCAGGATCAGTGTAAATGACATCGGCTACCTCTATTTCATCCGCAATCTTAATAAAATTGGCTTGTGAAACCTGCTGGCCAACAAGCAAATCCGCGATCCGAAGCGCAATAGCACGTTGAAAGGTCTTAGAAGGCACCTTGGGAAGCTGCTTACTAAGACGATCAGCCTCCTCTTGACGCTGTTCATCAGTCTGGAGCGTGAAATTGTTCGGATACAATACGCTGGCAGTTGCCTCGCCTTGATAATCCGCCCAAATGTTGGCTATTTCCTGCTCACCATGCTGTAATTCTTGGGCGATATTGGACAAGCCGGCTTCAAGACCCTCCCGATCAGCCAATTTTGACTGCGCTGAGCGGTTACTAATCCGACTGAGTGCCAAATGCAGCAATTCACGGATCTCAGTCTTGATCTGATCCTGCTTCTCCATTGAAGCCTTGAGTGGCTCAGGGCTTGGATGAATGAACTCAGGGCGCTCCATGTTCTGTGGGTAGCGACGACCGCGTGTTGGGCCTAGTTCAGCCGTTTTAGCAGGGGTGCCACCAGTGCCAGGTGATCCAGTTTGTGCAGTTGTGACAGCATTTACGACCTTGGTCTGGAGATCAGACACAACGCTGTACTGCTCCGTGTAGAGCGGGAAATTAGCCCTGACACAGAAATTAACATCGCTGCTGGCCATATTCAGGAGCGCGATCTGATGATCGGCCACATCCTTGAGCAGCGATTCGCTCAACTCAAAGATCACGAATGGGATCCGCTTCAAGTTGAGTATAGTCTCGGTCGGCGTCTGGCCATCCTCCTCGATCACGACCTTGACGCCTTGATTCGTCAGGGTCATTGTGACCAGTCTGACCTTTGCGTCCCATTCGACGAAGCCATCGACTGTTTCGTCGTAATAGGTCTGGCGCAGCATGACAGCCGTGAGGATATTATCAACGCTGCGTGACCAGTTGATAATATCTTCGTTACGATAGGTGTAGAGGTATGGCTTCGTCTTCTTGCTTTCAGCGTAGGTCATAGCTGAACCAGGCAGCTTATCGATCATTACGCCAACTTTGCGCGCAACGAGCAGTTCCGGCAGTACCTCTTGGCCAATGAAGGCCGTCATGCTGCTTGATCTGTTGTCCACCCCACCATTGTTGCCTTCAACGGCTTGGTTGTATGTGTTACCACCATCAACACGGCTCACATCCACGAGCCGATTGAAGATGCTATTGATTATGTCCCAAATAGCCGACTTGGCATGTGCAGGAGCATAAGTTATTTTTCTTCGGAGGATAAAATCTGCGTCAGTCTCATTCTCTGAATACTTTTGGAGATACTCTTGAACGAAATCCCTCCCACCCTTGAAGACAAGCCTGAACTTGTCAAGTTCGTCTCCTTCATAAAGGACCTCAGGGTGGTAAGTGATCTTTGAACTAACGCTTGCCATGAATATCCTCGCTAGGTGTATTGTTCCCAAGTGCGCAAGCCAGTGCAATCTCAGCGTAATTCAAGCTATGTGCATAGTGATCGTCTTTGGTATGCACATAGCGACCAAAGGCGTTACCGTCATCATCCTTCTCGTATATGCGGACGAGAGCCTTGAAATGTTCACGCGCTTCGAGGTGGGTGTCGATGGGCAGTGAGAGCTTGCGTGTTTTCAAGCGGCCCAGTGACAGGTCCAACCAGCTGGTCCGATCCACCCCTACAGTCAAATCATCGACGGAGATCAGCTTCCGGCCAGTTACACCTCTATTATAATAGCACCGACGCATGATGCCGGGGAAATCTTGGCACAGTTCCAAGGCTTTCCGGGTCTCAGGGTTAGCGTCGATCACGCCACCGAGGACGGTGTATTCACGGATCAAGTCAGCTATCTGCTCAAAGTGTTGATATTTGCCAATGTGAATCACTTTGCCATGTGCGGACAGGTTCTGATCCGCAGATGAGTAGGTCCCTAGAGACCACTCAATTATGATAACGTGTAGCCATTTGCCAACGTCGATACCAATTGTTCGGACGCCAGGGGCTGACTTTGGGTTGCCGCTGGTGTATTGCTTCAAGCAGGATTGGATATTATCGTCTGTAACACGAGCACCTTCTACAGTGTGTGTTAAGCCGAGCTTTGAGTTATATAGTTCTTGTTCGTATGCCGGATCATTCTGCGCTAGCAGGAAGTGACGTGCTATTGCGGAGGGGTGGACAGTACACGAATACAGCTGATTGATATAGTAGCCGCTGATCGTTGTGTCTTGCTTCGTCTTGATCCATCTACCAGTATTTAGGTACTCGGGCTTGAGATTGTGTTCCAGCCTACCCTTGCAGCGATCACAGATTAGATGAGACTCTCTCAGCTTCGGATCATCGGGATTATCGCCAATGATGATGAGATTCTCAGGGAACTTCAACTCGATACGTCTCGAACAGCACGGGCACTTGAAATGGAAGTGCTTCTGATCGGATCGGAGGAACTCCTTGTTGATCCCATAGCCGTCGATCGTTGGTGTACTGATCTTGTAGAGACTCTTCTCTACTTGGCCAGATGTGCGCTCCTCAGCTAGGGCTGCGTTCTCCTGGTTCATCTCATCATATTCGTCGTAGACGATACGTGATACGGGGAGGCTCTTCAGCTGTGATCTTGATCTACTC